TATATTTAATTTATCACAAAGACTGTTCTTTGTCAAGTAACTTAGATTATTAAATTTGCCGTGTTGGTCTGTTAGAAAAAACTCTTCTTGACCAAAGCGGTCAACAGGATCAACCCAATAGAATTTAACATCCTTATACTCTGTAAAAACAGTTTGCATCTGGTTAATCCAGTTAACTGGATTAAATCCTTTTGCATCACTTGACAGATAATTATCTGTCCCTTTATATATGTTGTTCAACGGCTCATCATATGACGATAGGTCAAACCCCACTATATAAACTTCATTCGCACCCTCTTGACAAGCAAGGTGTAGTGCGGTATTACCAGCAGACCACCCAACAGGGTAGTCAATACTATTTATTCCATCATCCTCTTTAACGTATGTAATCCAAATGCCAACGTCCTTCTCCATCTTTGCACGAAGGTCTTTCATGTTGAGGTCTGGATTCATCTTCATTGCAACCTCAATCTTCTCCTGTAATGTAACAGGGTCTTTACCTGAGATGACACATTGCTCTGTGTGGTTGCCCACCCTTTCTGTTTTGTGAATGAAAGACTCTGGTATGTCATATCCCATGAACATCATATCTGCGATCTCGGCGGGGACAGGACTCCAGTTTGTAAAGTGAAACCTCATCGTGTCACCTGTAGTGAACTGGCCCTCTAATAAATCAGAAGTGTAAATCTCTTGTTGCATGGGGTAGTCCACTGCGACTAAATTATCCACCCACATATCACGATAGATTGCATTGCACCCCCAAGTAACTACGTCCTTATCATTTCTATCAAAAGTAGTAACATTCTCTGCCCACTTTCTAGACTCCCCGTTACCAAATACGACTGCTTTACTCATTCACAAATTCCTGTATCATGGGGAAGATGGGTGCAATTGCAACTGCACACTCTCTGGCAATCTCCATGTGTTCTTTCTGCGTTCCATGACCACTGCGAAGCTCGATGAAATGCACCCATGAACGAAGAGTACCATTCATATACATGCGTGACATGGTAAGACCCTCTGGTAGAACTGCACGAGCCTGTTCTTTTGCAATACCCTTACTGATTGCCCAGTTGTATGCAGAACGTGCGTCCTCAATCACCATCTCCTGTAGAGTGTCCCATTCCTCTTGTAGTTTGGGGTCGTCAATCTCTACACTATTCTGACGGTTCTTCTCGTCCTGTAGACGAGCTTCTCTGGTAACGAATTCCAAATCCTTAGTCGGGTCTGCATAACGCTGACTGAACTCTTGAAAAGAGAACGAGCGGTGACGCAATACCTGTCGTCCAATATCTCGTGTTGTCTCAATCTCAATACACGCACTAACCATCTCTAGAGGTGACCAGTGCTTGTGTTTAATAAGATATCTAACCAATTTCTCGGCGGTATCTCTATTCAACTGATTAGAGGGATTAGATACACGGGCACAATATGCAATAAGGTCTTGTGCGGTATCTATACCAATGAACCCTTCTTTGGGTACTTGTGAATGTGATATAAGTTTTACTGTCATTGTTATTTCAATAATTCCTCGTTTAGAATGGTGCCGCTGAGAAGATTCGAACTCCTGACCCATTGATTACAAATCAATTGCTCTACCAACTGAGCTACAGCGGCACTCTCTCCCTACTTTCGGTTACGATTATCCCGATTGTTGTTTGGACGACGATTGTTACGCATCATCGCCATTTCTGCAACTCTCTCTGAGAGTTCACCATTCTTCTTGGTGAGTTCTGCATTATCCCACTGCAATGCCTTCACAGTGTTCTGGAGTTCGGCAACCTTTGCCTCAAAAAAACCTTCAACACGATCCATCTCTGGACTCCTCAATTAATGTTAATAAACTTATCTTATACCTATTCTTGTCAATTGTCAAGAACCTTTTATAATCATTCATAAATCTTTTTAGGTCAGGCCATACAATATCGTCCTCTAATAGTTTATCCCAATTGTCACTGAAAGATACTAACTCATCTAGAATGATGAGCGTCTCTAGTGATACACGCCCACCCAGAAACTCCTTGAGAAGTTTCGGGTGGTTGTGTTTCTTCACCTCAAACAGTGGTTCGAATTCCTTCACAAGTGGAGTCATCTCAACCACAAACATATCAAAAAAGTTACCCCGCTTCAACTTCCATGAGTTATAGTTCTCATCATTGAAGTTGGCGATGTAACCCTTCCTGTCCTTGATGAAGTTGGACAGAAAGTAATTCTTGACTTCCTCTTCTGACTTATATTTTCTGGATAGACGCACGAAGAACCCACGGTCCTTGCGCTTATAGAATGTGTCTCTGGAAATGCGAGTCTTACCTTTGTACTTCACAAAGTCATAATCAGTCTTTCCAAAATGCGCCTTGAAGGCACAGTACATCAAATATATGTCAATCGGTTCCATTACAGATACGCTTCGATACCCAATCAGTTAGAATGTTAGGAAATACCCCGTGAATAAAAAGAACAATACCCATTGACCACGCATGAAAGAGGTGTTTGAAATAGGTGGTGTTCTGTTCTTTAAGATGACTCATACGGGTAACTTAGCTGTTCTTGGTAAAAAATTTAGTTCCCTCGCATTTGCCTCAATCTTCTCTTTGAGACTTTTTGAGATAAGGTTCCCGACTGTATCGGGTTCGATGCCTTGTTTGTAACAATAATCTAGTACTGCCTCCATGTGGGTAATACCCTTTTCATTAGCAATCCTTTCAATCTCAAGAGAGAAAGATTTAGCAGTGTTCAAAGTCATAAGTTCTCCTCTGGTAAAAAAAGTTGGGGGCTGACCGTGGACCCCCGCGAGACTATTTCTGGCGTCTAACCCCTATTATTTAGAAGGAATATCGAGTCTTCACTCCAATGGTCTTACCCTGTTCTGTAATGTCAGTATCAACATTGTAAGTACCATATGGTGTAATTGTGAAAGACTTGGTAATCTCCCAATCATACTTTAGTCCAACTTCAATAGTATCTACTTCGCTGTTGTCCCAATCATAATTTGGAAGTAGGGAAAGAGTAAAACCCTTTGCACCTGCTTCGATACCAAACTCAGTGTTGGTGGTTTCACCGTCGATGTCATACTCTGTGTCAGTTACGATTGCGAGGTCAACCATGTTCATTGGATTTGGTTTCTGTGGTTCATTAGCAAGAGCAGTAGATGAAATACCTAGTGCTGCTACTAGAGTGATGATTGTTTTAGTCATGTTAGTCCTTTCTGTTGATGAACTCCTGTAGTTTCTCTGCTTGAGAGATAACTTCATCAGGATGGAACATCTTTGGAATGTACTGGTCGAAACTCTTGTACATTTCCTTGTTGTCTTCTGCTGCCTTCTCAAATGCTTTCCATGCCATAGTGGATGCAGTCTCATACTGTTTGTCAAGCATATCTTTTGCCATAGTCAGAAGATCAAGTCGAATCTCATAAGGTGTCTTAGCCATGATTACTCTCCCGCAAACTTTGCCATCTGACGTAGAGCAGCAGCCTCTTTGGGATACCCCTCACGTTCCATTTCAATTGCGGCACGAGTGTAACCATATGGTTGCATTTTTTTGAAAATACGATTGAACCAATCGCCAAGACCTGTTTCAAATGTTAGTGTGGAAACGATGAATGTCATTTCTTTCTCCTTGTGTTTGTGTGTGTTGGTGGGTGATTCTGTTGCTAGGACACCCACCGAAACCCCGACACTTACTGCTTACGCAGCAAGGGCCATTGGTGCAAAATTATCGTTTGCATTTACTATAGTAGTCTATACGCGACCAACCGTGTAACTCCGAATTCCTATTAACTGCCCGTCGATCCTAGTTCGCCCCCCTCAGAAACACACTCAGTAAATGTGCTTGTGGTGGAGGCGGCGGGTACTGCCCCCGCGTCCAGTACAGCGTTGAGTCATCATCAACGTTACCTGTTATATATAACACTTTTTCCTTTGAGAGTCAAGGAACTTTTTGTCGCCTTATCCTTATTCACAAATTCCACATCTTTACCTGACCCAATAATACATGCATTACCATTTGCAAAAGATTCAATGATGGTAATTCCAGTGTCTCCAACGTACATTAGATTGACAGTATTGTTATCGGGGTCAGACCAATACGCATATGGCTCTTCACCTAGATTTGTAACTGCACCCAGAACAATGTTTAACGGCGCACAGAGAACTGGTTTCTGCGTTTGAAAGAAAGATGGTGGTTCCTGTGCAAAGGTTGATGTGCTAAGCAGCAGTGCTGTTAGGAATGTTAGATACTTCATTACGTCTTCTCCATTCTGCAACGGATTCGACCAACGCATCTAGATAATTGTTTTTGTCCTTAACAAACTCTTGAACAGTTCCGTCCTCTGTGACTACGAGAATAACTACCTGTGAGATTTCAATCCCTGTTCTCTCTCCGAACATCTCTGCGTATGCAGAGCCTTGAATGTAATAACTTTCATTCCAATCATCATTGCGTTCTTTAGAGGATGTCTTGAAGTCAATAATGGAAGGTGTTCCGTCATATTCTGCAATACAATCTACTCTGCCCGCTACTTTATATTTA